CGGCGAAGGGATCTTTGGCGATCCGGTGACCTACCACGCTGTGATCGACGGACAGAATCGCCTCGTGCGGGACGCGAGCGGGCAGCAAGTCGTGGCCTCCCTGGCCGTGCGCTTGTTCGGCGCGCCTCGCGTGACGCCGAAGGATCGCGTGACGCTGCCGAGTCATTACACCCCGCAACGTCCGCCGATCCTGACGATTGAAACTTTTTCCGATGAAGAAGGCGATCATCACGTCACGTTGAGGATGCAATGATTTCAGGTATTGGCATCACCGGCATTCCTGAGCTGCAACAGGTGCTCACGCGACTGGGTGCGACGGCGATTGAGGATCTCGCGGGCGCGATGTACCGCCAGGGCGAATACGTGATGACGGCCTCGAAGCGTCAAGTGCCGGTCGATACCGGCAATTTGAAATCGACGGGCCATGTGAGCTTGCCGGAATTTGACGGCACCGTTGCGACGGTCACGCTGGGCTACGGCGGCACGGCGGGAGAAGTCACCTCCGTCTCGCGCACGGGGGCACGCACGGAACTCTTACCGACAGGGGAAATCCGTGTGCGATCGGCGGTCACGAAGTTTCGCACGCTGGATACCGACGTGGGCTATGCCGTGATCGTGCATGAAACGCCGCCCGATCGGGCGCACCATCCAGTCGGGAAATGGAAATACTTGGAAGATCCGCTGCTTGACCGCGCAGGGAAAATGGAAACACTCCTTGCGAAAGACCTGCAACGCACACTTCTCGATCGCGGGCGCTCTGCTCGTGCGCAGGGACGGAAAACCGATCTCAATGAGGGTCTGGGTGGCACCGAATGAGCGCCGCGAGCGATCTGGCCACCGTGCTGCAAACCGCAGGGATCGGCACCCTCGGCGACGATCTCTTTTGGGGCCGTGGACTGACGGATACGCCGGACGCGCAAACCTCCGTGCAACAGTACGGCGGACTCCCGCCAGAGATGGCGATGACGGACGTGATCGGGAAAGTGATCGCCGAACGCCCGCGTTGTCAGATCGTGTGTCGCGCCAATGAATACGCCGTAGCGGAAGCGCAGGCCCGCCTGGCCTGGAGCGCGCTCACGAATTATAAGGCGACCCCTGGGGCCGGATCGGTGATGTACGTGAGTCCGGTGCAATCGCCGTTTTCGATGGGACCGGATCAACAGAATCGGTGGCTATACGGGTTCAACGTGGACTGCTGGATAGAGGGAAACTAATGATCTACACGAACATCGGGACCGCGACGATTTTCTTCCACGGCACCGCCATCAAGCCTGGCGACGTATGCCCTGACGACTGTGACGCGAGCTGGCTCGCGTACTTCGTCAAGACCGGCGTGCTGCGCGAAGGCGCACCGGCCTCGGTGCCGCCCGCTGAGAGCGTGATCTGGACGCCGAAGTCGAAGAAGGAGAAACCCTAATGAGTCAGCTCGTTTTCAAAAATGCCAAAGTGTTATTCGGCGGCTGCGATCTCTCCGCGAACCTCAATCAAGTGGATTGCACGGTTGGGGCGAAGATGGTGGACGACAACGTCTTTGGGGACACCTCCGAGAGTTACGTGGCAGGCCTCATCTCCACCTCGATCGACGTCACGGGCTACTGGGACGCCGTGCTCACCGGCAATCCTGACGGCGCAGACAACACGCTATTCCCTGCTGTAGGCGTGGACGACAAGCTCATCTCGGTCTTTCCTGACGGCTACACGGAAGGCACGCTCACGGATCAAGGGATCGGCCTTCTCTCGACGCTCGCGTCGTATACCCCGATCACCGGCAAGCACGGCGACCTGCTCGGCCTCAAAGCGAAAGCTGCTGCGCGCGGTCTCCCATTGCGAGCCATTCCGCTGAAGAACAGCACGACCGCCTTTGCAGGCACAGGGACCGGCACGAAGTTCAATATCGGCAACCTCAGCGCCTCGCAATATCTCTACGCGGGGCTGCATGTGATCGGCTACACCGGCACCGCGCCGACACTCGACATGCTGATTCAGAGCGACACGGACGCGAGCGCGGGCGGCGAAGTCACGCGCATTACGTTCGCGCAAGTGGGCCAAGCGACGGGCGGGTTCTACGCCACACGGCTCGCTGGACCCGTGACCGCGCCGTGGTGGTGGGCGAAGTGGACCGTGGGCGGCTCGGCGAGTCCAGGGTACAAGTTTCTCGTATGGATGGCGATTGGCGCGTAGCTATTAACACGTAGGGAGAACTATATTATGGCACAGCTCGTCTTTACCTCAGCGTCCGTGATGATTAACTCCGTGGATCTGTCCGATCACGTCAAGAGCGTGACGATCGACCTCGGCGCGAAAATGCTCGATGACAATGCGATGGGCGACACGTTCGAGTCCTTCGCCGCGGGTTTGCAGACCGCGAAAATTGACGTGGAGTTCGTCCAAGACTACGCGAACGCCAAGGTCGATCTCACGCTGTTTCCGTTGATCGGGGCCGCGGCATTTCCCGTGGTCGTGAGGCCGGTCCTGGGCAGCATCAAGGGCGTGAACAATCCTGACTACACGATGCAGGCCGTGCTCTCCAGCTACGCACCCATAGCTGGTAAGCATGGCGATCTACTGAGTTCTAAGGCGTCGTTCGCGCAGGCGAGTGCCTTGACGCGCGTGACAGCCTAATCCTTGGTGCGCGAAAGGCGGGTCGGGCGGGTCCGCTCCTCCCGCCGTGGACATCTGGCTGGAGAGATGCGATCCGCTGTTCCGGTACGCGCACCATCAACCCGCCGCCCTTCACGGGCGGCATCACATAAAGGAGTGAGTCATGTCTACCCTCTCTGTAAAGTTTGATCGAGACCGGACCCTCACGTACCGCTGGTCGGATGCCCGTCAAATTTGTCAGCGGCTCGGCAATGTTTCCCTCGTGGAATTCCTCAACCGGCTGGGCCAGACCTCACCGGATGCGCTGCACACGGCGCTCTTTGTGGGTCTGAGCCATGATGACCCGAAGCTCACGGGCTTGCGGCTCGATGATCTCATCCAGGGCTATATCGACAACGGGGGCGAGTTGAGCGCCCTCGTGAATCTCGTGCTGGAAGCGATGCAGGCTGATGGACTGCTCCATAGCGATAAGAAGCGGGAGGGGCCGGACCCTGCAAACCCTACGCGGAATTAGACGCCTGGATCTCGCAGGCCACGCCACTCGCGTATGGGCTGTTGCGGCTCACGCCGTCCGAGTTTCGTGCCCTCACGATCACCGAATTCAACGCGATGGTCGAGGCGCGCGTCGAGCACGATCGCGCACGCGACGCGCAGTGGCGGGTCTTTTTTGCGTCCATGACGGCGAACATGATGAACGCGAGCGGGCATGTGCAGACCGCCGTGCAGCCGGAGGATCTCCTCGGCGCAGATGATCGGCTGGCCATTTTACGGGCGCAGGCGCAGGCGCTTGCGGAGCAGAAGCTACGAGGCCAGCGAAAGGGGTAAGCGATGTCAGTCAATGTCGGTGACCTCGTTGCTACGCTTCGCGCCGATACGACGCAGTTCTCCCTCGGCATGCTCCGAGCGAATGCGGATCTCCTCGCGATCGGCTCCACCTCTGTTGCCGCGGGCAATCTGATTTCCTCAGCACTCGGCACCGCACTCAACAAAGTCCTCGAATTCGTCACCTACACCTCCCGCGCCGTTGAGTCCACCGCGAACTGGGCGGACGCGATGGGACGCCTCCACGAACAAACCGGCCTCTCGGAAACCTTCCTGGCAGGCATGACCCCGATGCTGAACCGCGTGGATCTCTCCACGCAAGACCTCGCGATGGGCTTCCGTCGGCTCGGCATGAACATGGAGCAAGCGGTCTCGAATCCGGTCAGCAAGGCGGGCCTCTTGTTCAAGCGCCTCGGCCTCGACATCAATGAATTGCGCGGCGATCCAGAGCGGGCGCTCAGAGCGATTGCGGAAGCGACGGCCAACCTCCCAGCCGGACTGTTTCGCTCGCAAGAGATTGCTGAACTCCTCGGCTCGCGCTTGCAGCGCCTCGTGCCGTTGCTCGCACAGGGCGCAACCGGCATGGCGGAATCCGCGCAACAGGCGCGCGACTGGGGCTATCTCCTCAGCGACTTGGAGCGGGAACGACTCAAGAAGGTCTCGGACGCCATGAAAGACGCCGCGACGGTCTGGGAAGGGTTTGCGATCACGGTCGGCTCAGGGTTTGCCGACCTCGGCCTCTGGATGA